CTTTTTTACAGGTGTACGCAGTTGGCAAGTTAAGTTGGTAGCCTTGTCGCATGGCGAATCCTGCGAAACCTTTGGAACAAAAACGTGCGTTGGGTAATCCTGGTAAACGTAAGCTGCCGGATGTGAAGGGCACTGTTTCGCTTCGTGCAGGGTTTGTTGAACCGCATCAGCCTTTGGAGTGGGCTGGAATGTTGCTTTGGAATCGTGTCTTTGGTGTTGGTCAGACTTGGATTAGTCCGCAGACTGATGTTGAGTTGTTGTTGTTGACTTGTAAGCAGTTGGATCGGCAGATTGTTTTGGAACGTGCTTTTGTTGAGAAGCCTGATGATTTTCATATTCATAGACAGCTTCTTGATTTGGAGTCTGCGATTGTAAATAATTTGGGGAAACTTGGTTTGACTGTTGATGCTCGTTCTAAGTTGGGGTTAGCTGAGATAAAGGCTGAGACTAAGATGGAGCAACTTCGTAAACGTCAGCAAGAGCGTGAACAGGTGATTGTCGTTGAGTCAGGTAAGTAGTTGGCCGCCTGCGCTGGTTACGCCTACTGATTTGAGTTTTGGTTCGCGTGGTGCGGATGCTGTTGATTTCATAAATACTTTTGTTACTTTGACTAAGGATTCTGTCGCTGGTTCGGCTGGTGAGTCTATTCGGCTGCGTTCTTGGCAGGAACAGTTGCTTGAAGAGATGTTTGTTTTGGATGAGCAGGGTTTGTTTGCCAGAAGAACTTGTTATTTCGGATTAGCTCGTAAAAATGGCAAGTCAGCCTTGATGACAGGGCTTGGCTTATGGTTTCTTTTCAATGGTGATGATGGTGGTGAAGTTTATTCTTGTGCAGCTGAGAAGGAGCAGGCTCGTATTACATTTGGGGATGCCAGGAAGATTATTGAGCGTGAACCTGAGCTTGCTTCTATGTGCAATATCTATCGTGATGTGATTGAAGTGCCTGCGACTGGTTCTATTTGGCGTGTTCTAAGTGCTGAAGCGTACTCTAAGGAAGGGTTGAACGCTAGCGCAGTTTTGTTTGATGAAGTCCATGCTCTTCCTAATCGTGAACTTTGGGATGTTATGCAGTTGTCTATGGCTTCGCGTAGGCAGCCGATGATGTTGGCAACGACTACTTGTGGCGTGAAAAGTGACATTACCGGACATGATTCCACTGCTTATCAGCTCTATCAATATGGCCAGAAGGTCGCTTCAGGTGAAATTATTGACCCAACTTTTGGAATGTGGTGGTGGCAAGCGCCTATGGATGCAGATCACCGCTTAGAAGAGACTTGGATTGCTGCTAATCCTGGTTATGGGGATTTGAATAGCAAGGCTGATTTTGAATCTATGGTGAAGCGTACGCCTGAAGCTGAGTTTCGGACTAAACGCTGTAATCAGTGGGTTTCCAGTCAGAATGCGTGGTTGCCTGCTGGTTTGTGGAATACTTTGCGCGCTGAAGTTGATGTTTCGCTTGATGCAGACATTGTTTTGGGTGTTGATGGCTCGTTTAGCGGAGATGCGACAGTTATTGTGGCTGTTACTGTCCCTAAAACTAAGGAAGAGAAACCGCATGTGTTTCTTGTGAAGGCTTGGGAGAAGCAACCTACTGATCAGGATGATTGGAGGGTTGATACTTTGGATGTTGAGCGTACGATTATTGATTTCTGCCAGAAGTATAGGAATACTCGTGAGATTGCTTTTGACCCTTTTAGGTGGCAGAGAACGATGGCTGTTTTGATGGAATCGGGTTTGCCGGTGGTGGAATGGCCTTCAACTTCAGTTCGCAGAATGATTCCAGCTACTCAAAAGGTATTTGATGCTGTTACTGAAGGCACTTTGACTCATGATGGTAATCCTGTTCTTTCTAGGCATTTGGATAACTGTATGTTGAAGATTGATAACATGGGTGCGCGTATTGTGAAGGAGTCTAGGGCTTCTTCGAGACGTATTGACGCGGCTGTTGCTTTTGTTATCGCATATGACCGCGCAACAAGTAAACTAGATACTGATATTGTGCCTGAGTTTTTTACGTTCTAAGGATGATTTTGTTAGCGACTATTTTGCAGGCTGTTGGTGTTGGTTTGGTGGCTGTTGGTGCAGGCCTGATTTATCCGCCTGTTGGTTTGATTTTGTTTGGTGCTGGTGTGTTGTTGTTTGGTTTGGCTTTAGATAAGGGTGGCAAGTAATGCTTCGCAATCTTTCTGGCGGTGAGAATCGTGCGATTTCTTTTCAAACTATTTGGGGTGCTGGTGATCTGACTAGCTTTGAAACTCAGGCTGGTTCGTTCATTGACTATACGACTGCTTTGCAGATAAATAGCGTGTGGGCTTGTGTTTCTCTTATCTCTGACACTATTTCGGCTTTGCCTGTTGATACTTACATTCGCAGGGATGGTATTGCTTATCCTTACCGCCCTAGACCTGCTTGGGTTGGCCGACCTGATGCGATGATCAACAGCGTTTCTTTTTGGCAGCAGGCGATGATTAGTTTGCTGATGGATGGAAATGCGTTTATTCGTATTTTCCGCGACCCGATTACAGGTCAGATTCTTTCGATGATGGTTTTAAACCCGATGAAGATTTCTGTTTCTCGTAGAGCCAATGGAACTAAGCGTTATGTTTCTGCTGATGAAGGTAACAAGGAACTGTCTAGCGATGACATGTTGCACATTACTGGAAGCATTTTGTTGCCTGGTGAGATTCGCGGTAAGTCAACTATTGACACTTTGAAGGAGAATCTAGGCTTGAGCATGAGCTTAGAGTCTTTTGCTGCTCGTTTCTTTGGGCAGGGAACTCAAACTTCTGGTGTTATTGAATATCCTGGTGCTTTGACTGCTGAGCAGGCCGAGAATCTGTCTCGCAGTTTTGATAGAGCGCATAAGGGTTATCGTAAAGCGCATAAGACCGGTATTTTGTCTGGTGGTGCTACTTTCAAGCCAACTCAGGTTGCTAACGATCAGGCGCAGATGCTTGACTCTCGCAGGCTTGCGGTTGAAGATGTTGCTCGTATTTTCCGAGTGCCTACTAACATGATTGGTTTGAGTGAGCGTGGCTCGCAGTCCTATAACTCTAATGAGCAGAACGCTATCAGCTTTGTAACTCACACTCTTCGCCCCTGGTTGGCGAAACTTGAAGATGCGTTTAGCTCTTTGCTTCCTGATACAGCGTATTTAGCGTTTTCTACTGATGATCTTCTTCGTGGCGATTATGCGACTCGTATTGAAGGTTATTCTAAGTTGCTTCAGAATGGTGTTTTGTCTGCAAATGAAGTGAGACGTAAAGAGAACATGCGCCCTATTGATGGTGGCGATGTTGTTCGTGTTCCTTTGGCTAACGTGGATATTACTGCTGCTGGTTTGACTGAGCAGGAGAACAAGGTGAAGATGGCTCAGCAGTTGATTGCTTTGGGCTTTATCCCTGAAGAAGTGCTTTCGGTTCTTGGTTTGCCTGCTATTGGTCATACTGGTTTGCCGACAGTGCAGTTGCAGAATCCGACTACTATTCCTGCTGGCAGTTATGAGACTGGAGAATAAATGCCTATAACTCAAACTGCTTATTCTGTTGGGACTGCTTTAGTGCAGGTTGTTGCTCCTGATACAAGTCCTTCTAAGGTGACTTTGCATAATCTTGAAACTAATGCTGGTAGGCAGATTTGGATTGGTGGCTCTGGTTTAGTTCAGGGTCAATCTGTGCATATCAATTCAGCAGCTATTTTGCAATTGACTCTTGATCCAGGTGATGCTCTTTTTGCGGTGACTACTTCTGGGACTTATAGTCTTGGAGTGATTGTGCAGAAGCAGGACTAATGCCTTATTTTATTTCTAAGTCTGCTACTGGTTGGGACACTGTAAAAGCCGATGGGACTGTTTTGGGTTCTCACGCTGATAAGAAGAAGGCGATTGCTCAGATGGTTGCTTTGAGTTTGGGTGAGAAGATGAAGCCTGGCGGTGAGTTGAAGCGAGCTGTCGAATCGGGTATGTATTCTCCGCCTGCTGGTGTTGCTGAAGCTGCGCAACGTGCTTTGAAGTGGATTGCTGATGGTTTTGCTGGTAATGGGTTTACTGCTGTTGGTAGGGCTAGGGCTGTGCAGTTGGCTTCTGGTAAGGATGTTTCTGCTGATGTGGTGAATCGTATGATTTCTTATTTTGCGAGACATGAAGTTGATAAGCAAGCTACTGGTTTTAGTCAGGGTGAAGATGGGTTTCCGAGTGCAGGCCGAGTGGCTTGGGATGCTTGGGGTGGCGATGCAGGCCAAAGTTGGGTAAATGGAATGGATAAGAATATGGCTAAGCGTGATGTTATTGCTCAAGTTGGCATAACCGATTTGGATGATACTTTGATTGTGAATGGTGCTTTGCATCAAGATTATTTTGACTGGCTAGATCACCAGAACGTGAAACTTTATGTTGTTACCGGTCGCGATGAGACTCAGCGCACTCAGACTATTGACCAGTTGGATGAGTTTGGTGTGCAGTATAGGGAACTGATTATGCGCCCTGAGTCTATTCCGCCTGCTGGAACTAATGATTGGAAGGGTAGCGTGGCTAAAGAACTTATTGCTAATGGAGAAGATGTGGCTTTTGCTGTTGATAATGACCCTCAAGCTCGTGCAGCCTATAAGAAGGCTGGAGTTATGGAAGTTTTAGACCCTAAGACTATTGACTATACGTCTAAGCGTGATGGAAACGATGTCGAGTTGATTGCTGAAGAAGCCGTTGAACCTACTAAAGAATATTTGGCTGATGAACTTAAGTCGCTCCTGGCTAACGTGGTTTCTGCTAAGTTCTTGGCTCATGGAGCGCACTGGAACGTAAAGGGAATCTTGTTCTCTCAATTCCATGAGTTCTTTGAAGAGATTTACCAAGATTACGATTCTGCTATTGACCCGATTGCTGAGAACATTCGCAAACTAGATGTTGATGCTCCGTTTATGTTGCCTGAGTTTGTGGCTAACACTGAGATTGAAGCAACTTTTATTGGTGGAGACCCTGTGCAGTTGTCTTTGGCTATCTATAAGGCTAATGAGATTCTGCTGAAAGAAATTGTTTCAACTCTTGATTGTGCAGATGATCTGAATCAGCAGGGAATCTATAACTTCTTAGCTGACTTGCAGGACAGATTCTCTAAGTGGCATTGGCAGTTAGGTACTGTTATTGGCGATGATTTGCGTAACGCTTATGCGACTGACATTGAAGAAGTAGGCGAAATGCATGTTCCTGCTCAGCCGACTGATGAGATGCCTGCCGACATGAATATGCCTGATATGGCTATGGGAGATATGCAGATGGATTCTGTTCGTTTCATTGACCCGACTCAGGTTGCTGTTTTGGCTAAGCGTGGTGAGCGTGTAACTAAGGGCATTGAGCGCAGACAGATTGTGCGTGACTTGGAGATTCGTACTGAAGGTGATGGCATGACTTTGCGTGGTTATGCGGCTGTATTCAATAGCCCTTCTCAGCCGTTGCCTTTCACTGAGACTATTGCTCAGGGTGCGTTTAGAGATTCTTTGAACTCTCGTAATGATGTGAAACTGCTTTGGAATCACGATACCGGAACTGTTTTAGGTTCTACTCGTGCAGGCACTTTAAAACTGTCTGAAGATTCTAAAGGCTTGCTAGTTGAAGCGAACCTTCCTGACACGCAAGCAGGTAGAGATGCTGCAACACTTATCAAGCGTGGCGATGTAAATGCCTTCAGTTTCGGTTTCCGTGTCCCTATGAATGGTGATGAATGGCCTTCTGCTGATCAGCGTATTTTGAAGCGTGTGAATGTTCATGAAGTTAGCCTGGTAGCGTTTCCTGCCTATACTGCGACTGAAGGAACTGCTAGCGTTAGAGCTATGACTGAACTAGCCGATAAGATTGCAAAACTTGCTGAGATTCGTGGGGTGAGTGCTGAAGAATTGACTGATGCTCTTCTAGCCCTTGAGTCTGGCGATGAACTTACTGAACGTCAGGGTGAACTTTTGACTGACACTTTAGGTAAGGTTTTAAAGCAAGATCCTGAAGTTACTAATCCTGCTGCTTTGCTTGATTTGAAGAAGAAGGAACTTGATTTGCTGATGAAGCGCGTATAATTAGAGTATTGCTCCTGCGTGGTGTTGGTTGGCAATAAATAAAGAAAGCTAATTTTCTTTTCCCCCTGATTTGTCCCAGGGGGTTTTCTTTTGCGGGGAATAATATGTTGTGGTATAGAGTTATATTTATCAGGCGTGTTTATCCCCTGATTCTGGATATGTGAGTTTATCTCTGATCTAAAACAATCCCCCTATTTATGTTCTTGAAAGGAACAAACCTAATGAGCGAATTCATTGCTAAACAGGTTGATGCTAAGGCTAAGGCGTGGCACGAAGCTAAGGAACTGATTGATTCAGTTGAAGCTCGTGGTGGCGTTTGGACTGGTGAAGATGAGGCTAAGTATGCTTCTCTAACCGCTGACATCAACAAGAGAAACGAACTAATTGAACTAGAACAGCGTGAAGCTAAGACTGCTGAAGCCGTACAAAAGGCTGCTGTAAACTTTGCTGGTGCTTCTGTAACCGATTCTGAGTCAGACATTCTTCGTAAGATGATTGCTGGCGAGATTCGTGGTCACGAGTTCCGCGCTATCACTGGTTCTTCTACTGGTGCGCCTGTCCCTACCTCTTTCTACAATCAGGTAGTAACTGTTGCTCGCCTAGTAAACCCTCTACTTGATTACGCAACTGTAATCAACACTTCTTCAGGTGAAAACTTGCAGATTCCTAACCAGTCTGGCTTCTCAACTGCAACTATCGTAGGTCAAGGAAGTTCAATAGGAACTTCAGAGCCAACCTTTAATGCCTTTAAAACACTATCGGCATATAAGTTCAGCGCATTGGCACAGCTGTCATTAGAACTAGTCCAGGACAGTGGCGTTGACATTGTTGGTTTCCTTGCTGACCAGTTCGGTAACGCATTCGGTTACGCAATCGGTGACAAGTTAGTCAACGGAACAGGAACAGTTGAGCCTACCGGTCTACTAAACAGCGCTTCAAGCGCGGTCACAGGTGGAACTGGAGTCTCAGGATTTGCAACTGCTGACAACATCGTTGACCTTGTTTACAGCCTTGATGGTTCTCTACGCAACAAGCCTTCTTTCGCAATTCTTGCTAACAAGACTGCGATTGCTGGTATGCGTAAGCTAAAGGACTCTTACGGCCGTTACTTGTTTGACATCGGTGTTGGTCAAGACAAGCGCGACCTAGTTCTAGGTGTGCCTGTTATTGAGACTCCTGCGATGCCAGACCCTGCTGTTGGTGCTAAGTCAATCCTTGCTGGAGATCTAAAGGCGTTGTATGTTCGTAACGCTGGTGGTCTTCAGATTGATCGCTCTGACGATTTCGCATTTGGTAATTCACTTGCGACCTGGAGAAGTACCTGGAGAATTGATGGCGCATTGATTCAGACTGCAAACATCAAGTACTACAAGGGTGGAGCGAGCTAATAACTCCCCGTCTAGGAAAGCCCCTCAAACTCACAAGGTTTGGGGGGTTTTTCTATTAGAGTATTGGCATGACTTCTAAAGCCGCTATTGCCTGGTATTCAAACTCTCTCAATCAGCCGACTGGTTACGGCACTCAATCCAAACAAGTTATTCAGCGTTTAGTTGCTGATGGCCATAAGGTTGCGATGCTCTCTAACTATGGTGGGGAAGGTGTGAACTCCACTATTGAATCTGGTTCGGGTTTGATTCCGCATTACAGCAGGGGTATGAATCAGTATTCGACCGATGTTATGCCTTTGCATTATGCGCATTGGAAAGCTGAGAATCCTAAACTGCCTTCCTGGTTGATTACTCTTTATGATGTTTGGGTTTTTGATAATCCTGCTCTCGATGCTATTCCGATTGCTTCTTGGGTTCCGATTGACCATCAGCCTGCTCCTGAGAATGTTTTGAAGTGGTTGCGGAAGCCGAATGTGACTCCGATTGCGATGTCTAAGTTTGGTAAGGCGATGATTGAGAACGCTGGTATTGAGTCTGAGTATATTCCGCATGCGATTGATACCAAGATTTTCAAGCCAACTAAGGATTTGCCTGAAGGTATTTCTGGGCGTGATTTTGTTGATGGGAACGACAAGTTTGTTGTTGGCATGAACTTCGCTAATAAGGCTGGCGGTTTCATTCATAGGAAGGCTGTTGCCGAGAACTTTCTTGCTTTCGGCATTTTTGCTTCTAAACATGATGACGTTATTCTTTACATTCATTCTGACCCTTATGGGAAGCAGTCTGGGTTTGTTTTGCCTAACATTTTGGCTGCTTGTGGTGTTCCGCAGGAGAAAGTAAAGTTTGTTGATCCGATTGCTTACCAGTATGGGATTAGCCAGGAGACTTTAGCTGCAATCTATTCAGCGTGGGATGTTGGTTTGTTCACTAATTATGGTGAAGGCTTTGGTGTTCCGCAGATGGAAGCGCAGGCTTGTGGTGTGCCGATTATTACTTCTAATTTTGCTGCTTCTGCTGAGCTTGCTTCCAGTGATTCTTTCTTGGTGAATGGTCAACCTTTGTGGGATGCCGGTCAGCATACTTGGTTCAACATTCCTAACGTGCAGGGAATTGTTGATGCACTTGAGCAGGCTTATCAGCGTGGAAGGCAAGAGTTCCCTGATACTTTGGCTTTTGCTCAAAATTATGATGCTAATAAGGTTTATCAGGAAATGTGGAAGCCGTTAGTCAAGAAGTTGTCTGATCAGTGATTCCTGTTCTTGGTTTTTTGACTTACAGCAAGTTTGATTTAGCCGATAGGTTGCTTGCCAGCATTGATTATCCTGTTGAGAATCTTGTTATTGTGGATAATTCGGGTAAGCGTGAGTATCAGCCTGTTAAGCCTGAGCTTGTAAAGAACTTGTGGTTGATTCAAGTTCCTTTTGGTTTGGGTTATGGTGGGGGTTTGAATCTGATTGTGAAGAGTACTCCTTTTGCGC